CAAGCACAGGGCAACACCAAATTGGTGGTGTCTCTCCGCAACAAACTGTTTGAATTGCAGAAGACGAAAGGATGATAATTATATGGCTAACGTAGCCGCAGGTACTGTTTGGAATCTTCCCAACTACGTCGGTGATCTCTGGACCGCTGATCAAGTTGGCGCTCCGCTCCTGTCCATGATCGGTGGGATGACTGGCGGTATGGAAACCGAGAACTTCGAGTTTGCGACCGATTCTCAGTATGCCCACGAAGCCCTCGGGCAGAAGTCGATCACTGAGACCGATTCTCTGACCGCCCCGGCCGCGATCTCGTATGTTCGCGACCAATCGAAAAACGTCACGCAGATCTTCCACGAGAAGGTCAGCATTTCCTATGTCAAGATGTCCAACCGCCGCCGGCTGTCGGGCATCAATACTGCGGGTGTGCAGACGGAAATCTCTGAGAGAGACTTCCAGATCGCCTGCGCTCTCGAATCCATCGCCCGCCAGATCGAGTGGCACTTCATCAACGGCACCTACAACCTCGCCGGCAACGCCGGTCAGGCCAACCAGACCCGGGGCCTGCTCGAGCTTTGCGCTGGCAAGAACACCGTCGCGGCTGGCGATGTGTACAACAGCAAGGCCCTGATGGATCAGCTGCTGCTTGAAATGTTCACCAATGGTGCGGTTTTCAAGAACATGCTGCTCCTCACCGGCGGCTTCCAGAAGACCCGCCTGTCGAACATCTACGGCTACGCGCCGCAGGATCGCAACCTCGGCGGTGTCAACCTGAAGCAGATCGAAACCGACTATGGCAACATCGCGGTTGCCAACCCTCACAAATTCATGCCAGCCACGGCTCTGCTGCTGATCGACCTCAGCGCCCTCGCGCCGGTCTCGCAGCCGGTTCCCGGCAAAGGCAACTTCTTCTATGAGGAGCTGTCCAAGTCGGGTGCTGCCGAGGAAGGCCAGATCTTCGGCCAGATGGGTCTGGATCATGGCCCGGCTTTCTTGCATGGTTCGCTGACCGGCCTGAAAGACGAATAATCCCAGATCAAAGGAACGAATGCCGGGCGGTTAATCGCCGCCCGGCTACTTTGAAAGGAGGCCCAAGATGGCCGCAATCACAATCGATTATTCCAAAATTCGTAATCCTGAGTTTAGGGCATGGCTGGAAGAGAATCTGGTCGATGTCCTTTTTGACGCCACCAATGGTCACAACCATGATGGCACCAATTCCCCGGCGCTGTCTCCGTCCGCAGCGGTCGAGAATGGCTCGGTGACCAATGCCAAACTGGCTGCCGACGCGGTTGGCTCGTCCAACATTCTGGCCAATGCGGTTATCGCGGCCAAGATCGCTGCTGACGCGGTCGAGACCGCCAAGATCAAGGACGCCAATGTGACCGCCGCCAAGCTGGCTACGGATGCGGTCGAGACCGCCAAGATCAAGAATGATGCAGTGACCAACGACAAACTGGCCAACATCACTCGCGGTTCGATCAAGGTTGGTGGCGTGGCCAACGCTCCGACCGATCTCGATGCCAAGACCTCTGGTCAGATTCTGGTTGGTGATGGCACAGACCTGAAGAGCGTCGCGGTTTCTGGTGATGTGACCCTTTCTGCTGCTGGCGCTGTCGCCATTGGTGCGGGCAAGGTCACCACGGCCCAGCTGGCCGCGGCCACCACCCCGAACGCCAAGGCCATCGCTGCTGCGGATGCCGCGGCTATCCCGGTCACCGGCAACGGCAGCGTGGCTCTGGTCATTGCTGATGCGGTCGAGACCAACACGCTCGCGGATCCGACTTTTGCCGGGCAGGAGATCACCATCGCCTGCAGCACTCGGGCGGGTACTGGCCAGCGCACAATCACCGCCGCCTCGGCCATCAATCAGGCCGGGAACACCACCATGCTGTTTGACGCGGCTGGTGAAACCGTCGTGCTGCGGGCCATCGCGGTCGGCGCTGCTTTCAAGTGGCGTGTGGTCGTGGCCGATGGCGCGACGCTGGGATGAGGTGACTGAACATGGGCATTGCAAGGGTAGTTGAGATCCTCGAAAATCTGGCCCCGGTCGCGGTCGCGCCCGCGAATCAGGACAGCGTCAACGCCTATGCTGATGTGGCCGGATCGAAGATTGACAGTCTTGGTAAAACCCGCGTGGTTTTCACCATCCTCAACGCCCATGCCGCCAACGCTATTAAGTGGAAGGTGCTGGCCTCGGTCGATGACGTGACTTATGTTGAAGTCGAAGCCGAAGCCGCTCTGAACGCGCAGGCGGCGAGCAGCTGGGTGGCAGATGCCACAGAAACATCATACCGGTTTTTCAAGATCCAGATCAAAAGCTCCGTCGAAGGTTCGGCCGGCACCGCACAGGTGCGCGGCTATTCCAAAATGTAGGTGACTGTCATGGCGCTGGTTGTAGGAACGGACACTTTTATCACGCTCGAGGGCGCGGACGCATATTTCGTGGCCAACTACCTGTCGACCTCGGCTGAACTGGCTGCTTGGTCGGCATTGTCGACCGCGGATAAAGAAGTGCTGCTTCGTAAAGCCTGCCAGAGCCTGAACCGGATGCCGCTTGGCGGGATCCGGGCCAGCCAGCTGCAAACGCTGGAGTTCCCCCGGGCCTATCTGGCCACCACCTACACCACCCCGCCGACCGGCTATAACTGGCTGGGCGCGGATTATGTCGTGCAGGTCTCGGTACCCGAAGCGGTGCTGCAGGCCCAAGCGGAAGAGGCGCTGGCGCTCGCTGTGGGCGTGCCTGAGCGGCTGCAGCTGCGGAAGCAAGGTGTCAGGTCCTTTAGGCTTGGCAACCTCAGCGAGACCTATAGCGGCGGCGCTGGCCTGACCGGGCTGGTGTCTGAGGTCGCCTACGGCCTGCTGCGGCCTTTCTTGGCCGGAGGCTTCCCGGTATGTTGAGCTTTTACGCCAACGAGAACATCGGCCTTAAAGTCAAAGGCGTGGTGGATGGGGCCAACGAGGCCACCTATTCTGAAACGGTTATTGCTGGCCGGCTGCAGTACAAAAAGCTGCTGGTCAGGAACGACAGAGGAGAGCTGGTTCAAAGTGATAGCCAGCTTTTCACCGCTTTTGCGATCAAGGTTGGCGACTTGGCGCTGGTTGATGGCTTGGAGATTCCGGTCATCGCTGTGGAGCCGGTCAAGGGCCTTGATGGCCAGATCAAGTGGAGGGAGGCGTATTTGTGAGTGATGTTTCGTTCTCTTGGCATGGCGCTGAGGTCTCTGATCTGGTCCGGCGGCAGGTTCGCGTCAACCTAATGCGAGCGGCCATGGATCTGCAAAGCGAAAGCGTCAACGAGGCTCCGAAGGACACCGGCGATCTGCGCGGCAATTGCGCGATTGACGATTCCCAGCTGGAAGCGCTGCAGGTCGATGTGGGCTATAGCCTACCGTATGCACGCAAGCAGCACGAGGAGCTGAGTTACCGCCATCTGAACGGTAAGGCCAAGTTTCTCGAGGATCCTTTTAACCGAAAGAAACTGACCTACCAGAAGTATATCGGGGAAGTGAAACTATGAGCATGGTAAAAGACATCGCGGAAATGCTCGCCGGTGCCGGCTTTGGTACCGTCGCCAGTACCATTTTCTATAGTGATCTGCCCGATACCCCGGACAATGTTGTCTGCCTGTATGAGTATGCTGGTGACCCGCCATGGACGAACGAGCCGCTTGATCGGCCGGGCTTGCAAGTCAGAGTGCGGAACAAGAGCTACGAAGCAGCCAGAACAGTGGCACAGAACATTCAAAACCTGCTGATGCGGGTAGGGTACCCGGATGACCCGGTGTACTTCGATGGTGTGACGCTGAACGATACCCGATACTTGAGGATTGCCCCGGCCCAAGGCATCAACCCTATGGGCAAGGATGCAAGGAACCGGGTCGAGCTGACCCAGAATTTCTACGTAACGAAAAGGAGATGAAACCCACATGGATAAGCAAAGCGTCAGAATCGGTATCGACCAGCTTTTCATCGCCCTTGTAACCGCTGACACCCTCAGCTCGCTCACCTACGGTGCTTCGCAGCGCCTGATGGGCGTGTCCGAGGCCGTCGTGGCCAAAAGCGGCACGAAGAAGCCGGTCTACTCCGACGATATGCCGCAGGAGACCATCAATCAGGACGGTGAAACGACCGTCACTTTCAAGATGGATGGTCTGTCTGCCATCATCGAATCAATGGTTCTCGGCTCCACCTACAATGCCGCCAACGGCCTGCAGGAAGAGGGCCTTGGTGAAGTCGCGCCCTACCTCGCGCTTGGTTACCGCAGCAAGAAGGCCAATGAGTACTACAAGTACACTTGGTTCCTCAAAGGTACGGTTTCCAAGGGCGGCGACACCTCGCAGACGGTCGCGGCTGAGATCACGCCGCAGGTGGACACCTATGTCTACACCGCGATCAAACCGACCTTCTACTCGGGCCAGACCAAGGGCCTGCGTCGAAACTTCAGCTCGGACGATGCCAACTGCCCGGCTGGCCTGACCGACACCCTGTTGATCGTACCCGAGACTGGTTGGTTCTCGTCCCCGCTGTACTCTCCCGCCGCGCCCGGCACCGCTATTGCGGATCTGGCTGGCGCTGCCGGTGATGTGGCTGGCGAGATCGACCTGACCTTCACAGCCCCGGCTGGCTGCACCTCGGCTAAGGCCCAGATCAAAGATCCGGCCCTCAGCACTTGGACTGATGCCACCACCGCCGCCGCGATCACCGCGGCCAGCACAACGGCCACGATTACCGGTCTTACCGCCGGTAATAAATACGACGTTCGCCTCGTGGTCATTGGTGGTACCAAATCCGGTATCTCCAATGTCGACGAAGATGTGGTCGCCTTCGCAGGCTAAACTAACATCCAAAACAGCGAGGGCGGGTCCTAGCCGGCCCGCCCTCAGCTTCATTTAAGGGGATCGATTATGAAGCAAGTTAAACTGGACCTGAACGGTAAAGAATACACCAAGCTCGCGCCAACCATCGAGGATTGGCTTTTCAATTTAGAGATCGAGCCGCGCATCGAGGGCAAGAACCTGATTGCCGATGCGAATGCGGCCCAAGCCGCCATTGAGGTGGTGGCCAAGTACCTGCACGTGGGTGTTGAGGACATTACGGCTTATGGCGATCTGCTGGCCACGCTCGAGGCGTACCACACGATCCAGCAGAACATCGTCAAAGCATTCTTGAAAGCGCAGGAGATCTGGGGAAAAAACGTGGAAACGCCGGCAAAATAACGCCGGCAGAGGCCCGCAAAGACCTGCTGCGGCTCTTTAAGGTCATGCTCGATAAATTCGGCATCCTCCCCGACGCGTTTAAGAACCAGACGCTCGATCTGTATCTGCAGGTACGCTACGCAACAGAGGACACGGAGCTTCCAATGAGCTACCCGGAAGACGCCGATTTTACATGAGAGGGGTATGACCATGGGCCTGACCGTAGGTGAGCTTTTCGTCAGACTGAAAGCCGATCAAAGCGCTCTCGACCAAGGGCTGGATGAGGCCCGCCGCAAATCGAGTGATACCGCTGCCAGTATGGGCGCGGATTGGGATAAGTTCAAAAACAAATTAAGCTCTGTCGGCACTGCCATGACCGCCGCGGTAACCCTGCCCATTCTGGGCGCGGGTACCGCGGCGGTTAAATTGGCTTCCGACCTGAGCGAGACCATGAACAAGATCGACGTGGTTTTCAAAGACAACGCCGAGGAGGTCAAGGATTGGGCCAGCACTTCGATTGAGAAGATGGGGCTGGCCAAGCAGACCGCGCTGGACATGACCGCCCTGTATGGCGACATGGGCACCAGTATGGGCTTCACCACCAAGGCCGCGGCCGAGATGGGCCAAGAGCTGACCCAGCGCGCCGCCGATCTTGCTTCTTTCAAAAATATCCAGATCGATGTGGCCAAGACCGCGCTGAACGGCATTTTCTCGGGCGAAACCGAAAGCCTGAAGCAGCTGGGCGTGGTCATGACCGTGGCCAACCTCGACGCGTATGCGCTGGAAAAGGGCCTGAAAAAGACCTACGACCAGATGAGCCAGAACGAACAGGTGACGCTGCGGTACCAGTATGTCATGGAAAAGACCAGCAACGCTGCCGGCGACTTTGCCCGGACCAGTGATGGCGTGGCCAACCAGACCCGCATGGCTGGTGAGCAGATCAAAGAGCTGGGCGCTTCCATGGGCGAGATCCTGCTTCCGGCAGCCGCCGCTCTCCTGAAGGGTGTCAACGAGCTGATCAAGGGCTTCATCGATCTGCCCGATTCCCAGAAGCAGACCATCGTCACGATCCTTGGCATCACCGCCGCCATCGGCCCGGCCATCAAAGTGTTTTCTTTGCTTAATAAGGCCGGCGAGGCCTCCACGAAGATGTTTCAGGCCATCGGCAAGATCAGCTATGCCGCGCAGATGCGGAAGGTCACCAGCGCCAACACAGCGGCCGCAGCGTCGGCTAACGCCCTCGCGCTGGCCAACGCCAAGACCGCTGCGTCCGAAGCCGCGCTGCAGCTGGCAACCGCCAAGGCTGCAGCGGCCAAGGCCGCGTATGCCCTCGCTACGCTGCAGGCGACCGCCGGTGCAACCGCCGAGCAGATTGCGACCGCCAAGGCGGCCGTGTCCCAGACCGCGCTGGCGGTTTCAGGAGCGCAGGCAGCGGTTGCCGAGACAACCTTGGGTGTTGCAGCCGCTGGCGCGGCCGTGGGCACCACAGCAGGCGGTGCGGCAGCAGCCGTGGCTACGCCTCCGGTCATGGGCTTGGGCGCGGCCATTCAGTTTGCCTTGGGGCCTCTGGCCATCATTGGCGGGCTGCTGGCTATTGCCATCCCGCTGCTGACCTCGCTGGGCAGTGAATCGGGCAAAGCTAATGCCAAGTTTAAATCGCTGATGGAGGACGTCGCCGCTTCCAAGCAGGCGTTTGAGGAATCTTCACAGGCCACTCAGACCGACGCTGAGGCCGCCACGCGGCTGGCCAGCCGGCTGGACGAGCTGTCGAAAAAGACCAATCTGACCAAGCTCGAGAAGATCGAGCTGCGGCAGATCGTGAATCAACTGAACGACCTCTACCCGGATTTGGGGCTGGTGATCGACAAGGTGACCGGCAAGCTCAACATGGAGACCGGGGCCATCAAGACGCTGATCGCTGAAAAGAAGAAGCAGGCGATGATGTCGATCTACGAGGATCGCATGACCGAGCTTCTGAAAGAGCAGATCGCGCTGGAGGACCAGCTGGCCGAAAAGACCAAG